GCCTTGATCGGTAGGCCAGAAAGCTGGACGCAAACACCGCGACGGTGGCGATCAGATACCAGATCATCACGGCTTGATCGGGCCGTCAGGGTCATCAACCGGAGGCTTGTCGTTGCCGCCGGAGAACAGCACCACGTTGTCCTGGGGGTACGCTTCCTTGAACGCCCGTTGCGCGCGGTCTTGCAGGAAGTGGACGCGGCGAGCCTGCCGGTTGGCGCGCTCGGCCAGCCGCTCGACCAGCTTGGACGCGGCCACGAGGTCTTCGAGGTCGGCCTCCAGCCGGATCTGCGCACGTCCGATGGCGTCGATATGCTCTTGCGGGGTCATGGCTATCCAATCCTCCAGTCGGCGGCATCCTTGTAAACCGGGACGCCGTTTGCTCCACCGCCAGCCACAACCGTTCCGATACCAAGGGTCATGGTAAGGCTTGCATCGGTCACATAGGCTCGCGCGCCGGCGGTCCCTGCAGGAAGCGTGGCCACTGTGTACGCTTTCGTCCGGACGGTCCCGTCAACATCGAAGTTGCTGTCCTTGTCGAAAGACGCAACGCGCGTGGTCGGATTACCTGTGCTGGTCGTGCTGCGAAGGATGTCGAGGTTTCCGACACCTGCGTAGTTGGTCGCGATTTGCCATGTCCTGGCGTTTGCCGCGGCGCCTGAAGCTCTGGCCCATAACGTAATGCCGACGTTGTCCGCCGTGCTGGCCGATTGCAGACGCAGCAGGCCGTGGGTGTCGTTCGGGACGCCAACAGCGTTTAGGGCGGTCGTGGTGCTGGTAGTCCCGAAGCTGCCCTTGCCGAAAGCGTACAGGTTGCCCGTCACATCTACTGAGAACTGAGCCACCGTATTGACTGCCGCCCGCAGAAGCGTCGAGGACGCGCCCGAAGCGGTGTTGGTGATGGAGATATTGAGAACCCGCGCGTTGGCTGAGGTGTTCCACGTCCCCGCCAAGTCCATCAAGGTCTGAGCGTTCGAGCCGGTGAGCGAGTAGCCCGTGGTTGTGAAGCCCGCCGTGTTTGCCGGCAGGGCTTGCGTAATACGGCCATTGACCGTGATCGGGCCAAAATACGACGGGGTCGTGCCCGCCGAATAGAAGGCCCAGTTAGAGCCGCCCGCCGTCAGGTCTTCCGCGTAGTATGCGTACTGGTTGGTGACGACAGCGCCACTTTGCAGGTTCGGCGCAGCGACATAGGCCCCGTAACGGTTCGTCACCGTGCCCGTGTCAATCGTCGGGAGGGTGAAGTACCCGTACATATTCGTCATCGTCTGGCCAGCAGACGCGGCCTGATACGACGGACGATCCTGGAACCCGGCCCAGTGATCGTAGGGGTTGCCGGCCATCGTGGTGTAAGCGTCGAACGCCGCGAAGGCCGAAGCGCCGCCGCGACGGAAGTAGGTCGCCTCTACGAAACCGTGACCGCTAACTGTGCTGCCGTCGTTGAGGTCTCGGGAAATGACCACGCCCGGCTCGGTCGAGGACGCGCCGTATTGGCCGACGATGACCTTGTTCCCGAGTTGGGAAGTCATAATCCCCGGCGTGTAGATCAGCCAGTTGTTCGTGCCCGTGGTCAGGGCTTCGGAGTAGAAGGCGTACTGATTGGTGATGGCCCCGCTGTTCTGAAGCGTAGGCGCAGCAGCATACGCAGCATAGCGGTTGACTACCGTTCCGGTGTCGATCGTGGGCGAGCTATAGAGGCCATACATCTCCTGCATGGTCTGGACGCCGCTGCCGGCCTGATAGATGGGCCTGTCCTGGAACCCGGCCCAATGGTCGTAGCTCTCTCCCTGCATGGACGTGAACGCATCGAACGCGGCAAACGCCAAGCTACCCGTGCGCCGGAACAGGCTCTTTTCAACGAAGCCGTGGCCGTTATCGACACCCGCGTCGAACATATTGCGGGAGATGGCGATGCCCGCGTCCGACGAGGTCTCGCCCTGCGTTCCAACCCGCAGCGGGGCGAGGCCCGCCGTCGAGTTGGTGGCGATAGTCAGGGTGGTCAGCCCCAACGCGGTGCCGCCCGTGATGGCTACCGCATTGGCGTTCTGCGTGGACATGGTGCCAAGACCGAGCGCGGTGTTGACATAGGTACTGATAGCGGACGCGGGGGCGGACGCAAGCGGCCCCGGCGCCCGGTAGATCGGCAGTTCGTCCGTCCCGACGATCGGCAGCGACAGCGCCGTCAGTTCGGGGACTGTCTTACCCTCGGCCATGTTCGGGCGCCCTAAGCGTAGTAGCTGATGTTGAGCACCGCGCCGGCGGCCTGCTCGAAGAAGCGGATATTGCCGAGGTTGCCGGTGTAATAGAAGTAGGTGTTGACCGCCAAAGGCATGCCGACGGTGGCGCTCGGGGCGACGTTGTCGTCACGCCAGCGCACGGCCTGCGCCGTGCAGACGATCAGCGCCATCGTCGGCTTCTGGCCGTTCAGCGTCGGGATGGTCAGCGCCGTCGAGGCAGACACGTCAGTGATCTGCTGATAGCCGAGGCAGCTGGTGATGCCTTTCAAGCTCATGTCGTCCTCACATTGGTGCCAGGGTCTGCGGTGCGAGATCGCCCGTTTGCATGGCTGCGTCGATGGTTCCGTCGATCGTATCTTGAATTTGCTCCGGCGTCATGCCCGCTTGCAAGACGCTTATGCGCTTGGTTTCGGCGTCGTAGGCCTTCACCTGCGCCTCGAACTGCTTGGTGCGCAGTTCCTGCGCCTCCATGGACTGCTCGACGTTCTTGAGCGCGCCTTGCATCTGCTGGAGCATGCCGCCCATCTCCTCGATCTGCTTCTCGGCAGCCTGAAGCTCCGGCGGCTTGTCGTCGTCGGCCAGCAGTTTCGGGTCGATCGACTTGCGCAGTCGCTCGGCCATCTCGTGCGCTCCCGGCCAGTCCATGTTCTTGACGAACAGGTCGCCGGCGATCGCCCACAGGGCCGGGTTGCCTTGCAGCACCTGCTGCATGCCCTCCGCGGCCTCCTGGCGCTTGGTCATGTAGCCGGGGCCGGTCACCGCCACGACGTCGTACTTGCCGACGCCGGGGTTGTAGATCTTCTCGATGACGTTGCCCTCCTCGTCCTCGATCTTGCGCACCGGCTCGGCCTGCGCCGGGTCGACGCGGACCATGGAGACGTCGCCATCCAGCCCGATGGTGCGGGCGATGCGCGCCGTGTCGTAGATCTTGGGGATTAGGTCGATGCACTGGCGTGTGACGTGCCGGATCGCGCGAGCGAGGTTGTCGACGTAGTGGTAGGTGCCGGTGTCGCCCTGCTTCTCGCGTGCGAGGATCGCCTTGCCCGACCGCTCGTTGGACGTGGCTCCGAGGCTGCTGTCGTACTGCCCCGTGGTGGACTTGATGTCGTCCGAGGCCCCCATCTTGGCCTGTATCAGCCCCGTCTGCGCCAGCGGCGGCGGCGCGCGCTGCGGCAGCGGCAGCGGGTTGCCGAGCGCGTCGGTCGCGTCGGCGTTGACCTCCAGATACGGCCAGTTGTTGACGTTGGCCGTCTTCCACTGGCCCTCGTAGCCCTCGAACTGGCCGCCGTAGCCGATAAACGGCGCCTTGGGGGCCAGGGCGAGCATCTCTGCCTCCTGGCTGGTCCAGTAGTTGTACATCCGCTGCGCGTCCTTGGCGTTGCGGATGAGGCCGGAAATGTGCAGTTCGCCGTCGATCTCGAACTCGTTGCCGACGACGCGGATCACAGGTATCCACTTGCCGGGCCAGTCCTGCTCCTCCAGCACGTCGAAGCCGTTGGTCTTGATCCACTTGACGACCTTGCGGTCGGCGCGGCGGGTCTGGAGCGGGGCGCTGAACAGCAGCCGGGCGACCTTGTCCTCGCGGCTGCCGTCGACCGCGGTCAGGCCGTCTGGGTACAGGTTCAGCTTGGCCGGCTCGCGGTGGATGTAGAAATATTCGGCGATGCGCACCGTGTTCTCGCCGAGCCACTGGCTCAGGGAGGGGTCGCCGACGCCCTGCTCCTGTATCGACCGCACCGGAGCGTCGGGGAACTGCCGCTCGTACTCGTCCTTGGTGATGTCCTGCGTGATGAAGCACCACTCGGCGTCCGCGCCGGTCGGGTCCTGGATCATCGGGTCCATGTAGACGCTGAACGAGTTGCGCACGCGCCCGATGCGGATGTCCTGATCGAAGGTGTTGTCGTCGCAGTACTCGGTCAGCAGCCGGACGTAGCCTTCGCCGTATGTGACCTGATTGTCACAGGCTGTGTCATAGGCGACATCAGCGTCCGACAGGTACTCGATGTGGCGCATCATGCCGTTGAAGACCTCGGCCACCTCGACGTCGGCGTTGTCGTCGGCGGGGATCACCTTGCCGGTGGGCCGGTTCTGGCGCTGTTCGTTGGTCACCTGCCGGACGTGCTGCGGCAGCTTGTTGATCGTCAGGCAGGGCCGGGCGTTGATTGTCATGCCTTGGCTGGAGCCGCGGCTGGAGAGGACGTCGTTCGGCCACTGGTAGTTGTTGTCAGCCGAGCCGGCCATGAACCGCAGGTCGTCCAGTTCCGCCTCACGGCTCACACCCAACGCGCCGACGGCCATCGTCATGCGCGAGCGCATGGTCGACAGGCGGTCTTCTTTGCTGTCGGGCTTAGAGGTGGCCATGTGTCAGGAACCCATCCACGAGGATTGCGTCGGAGCGTAGCTTCGCGGCGGCGTCTTGTCGATACGCGCGGTTGAGGCGACGGGGAAGGCGAAGGTGACGCAGATCGCGTCGGCGGCGTCGGGGCTTTGCAGGCCCCTGGCGCGCATGTCCTTCTTGCTCTCCAGGAACATCGTGCCCCGGCTGTCCGGCTTGACCAGCGGGGAGATCAGGTCGCTCTTGAGCAGCCGGTCGGCGGGGATGTGCGCCGTCTTGAGCCATTCGCGCATGGCACCCCACATCTCGGCCCGCTTGTTGCCCCACATCAGAGGCTGGCGGCTTCTCATCCCGAAGTTCACGCCTCGCACCTGCTTGTAGCGTTGCTCCTTGAGCCGGTCGACGACCCCGCCGCCGACGCCGCCCTCGTCGATGACTACCAGCGCGGGGGCGTACTCCTCGATCGCCTCGATCACCCGCCCGACGACCTCCATGGTGTCGGCGCCGCGGTGCCGGCGGATGGAGACGATGTCGCGGCCCCTGCGCACGGCGATGACGGTGGCGTCCGACCCGAACCGGGCCGGGTCCACGCCGATGATGATGGGCGCGGTCGGGTCTTTCGTAGGGCTTCGCTCCATGGCGTCGTCGACCAGCGTGGACGAAATGAACTGGTCGTCGCTCTCGGACGGGAAGACCCCGTAGACCTCGACGTGCGCCTGGGGGCTGTCGGCCCCGTATTCCTCGATGATGCGCTCATAGACCTTCTGGTCGGTGCCCTCGACGGTGCGCGCGTCGACGATGGTGGTCGACCAGAACGCGCGGCGGGCGTGGAAGGCCTCGTAGAAGTAGCCGGTGTTGCGGCGGGGGTTGGAGAAGGCGAACCAGAAGCGGTCGGGGGTGTTCTCGGTGAAGAAGCCGTCGGTGACCGACCAGATCGGGTCGGGGATGCCGCTCGCCTCGTCGAAGATGACCATGACGCCGTCGTAGTTGTGCGTGCCGGCGTAGGCGTCGGGGTTCTCAGCCGACCAGAGTTGCGCATGCGCCGCCCACAGGCGGGTGTCGCGGTTGAGATCTTGCTCAACCAGCGTGGTCAGCCACTTGGCCATGGTGATCCGGGTCGCGATCGGCTCGAACCAGTGCTTGTTGATCGCCATGGAGGCCCATTTCGTAACCTCGGGCCATGTTTTCGTCGTCAGCTGCGCCTCGGTGTTGGCCGAGACGATGGTGGTGGACCCGATGCGGGTGGTGAGCATCCACAGGACCAGCCAGGAGACCAGCGCGGACTTGCCGATGCCGCGGCCCGAGGAGACGACCTTGCGGAACATCTCGAAGTCGAGTTTGCCGTCGTTGCTTTGGATGTGGTCGCGCAGTTGGGCGAGGATGTCGCGCTGCCAGCGGCGCGGGCCGCTGAACTTCGCCAGCGGCGTGCCCTCTTGCCCCCACGGGAAGGCGAACATGACGAAGGCGAGCGGGTCGTTGCGGATCTTGGGCGACCACAGCCGCGCCATCAGCGTGGTTTCGTCCTGGGGGCTGAACTTAGTCGATTGCAACGGCTGTTCCTTCGATGGTCAGGGCGTCGACGCGCTGGTTGGCCATCTCCAGAGCCTTCAGGATGCTGATCTTGTCGTTCACCTCGACGTCGATGTGCTGCTTGGCGACCCAGCCGCGGGTGTGCTTCAGCAGTTCGAGGGCGGTTTTCGGGTCTTTGTAGGTGGTGGCGGCTTCGTACAGGGTGCCGGCGAGTTCGAGTTCGCCGTCGGCGGCACCCTTCTCGATGGCAAGCTCGACCAGCGGGTCCATCTGCGCGAGGCGGCGGAAGTCAGCGGGCTTCATGCCTGCGGCAAACGCAAGGGTGTCACCTTTGATGCCCTTGCGCGCCGCGTCGTAGAGGGCGGTCAGCCGCTGCTCGGTGGCCTGTAGCTGGAGCGGCTCATGCGTGAGGGTGAGGAAGCTCATGGCTGGAGGGTAGCCGATGTGCTGTGAGGCTGCAAACGTGGGCCGATTTTGCAAAAAATAAAAATCGTTCACGGCCCCTCCCTAACGCATTCTCCTTTCGCTCGGCCCTCCCCCTCCCCCTCTAGTTATCAGCCGGCGGCTTGCAGCTTATGGCCTGGCGAGCGCGGGGCTAGAGGTTAGCAGCGCGCGCCAGCTGGCGGAGGGTGCGCGGACATATCGGCCTAGCAGCGTGTGACCCTTTGGCTATGCAATGTCATTGCATAGATTTGTTTGGTGACGCCCGTCAATGGGGGTTGACACGTTAGCAAATGTGCTAGATAAGTGGGGTGTCAATCACATAGGAGGCCAACATGGCTGACGTTTACGAGACAAACAACGGATACCAGGTCGACGCGCCTTGGGGATCTTACGAGTTCTCACGGTCGCGCCTTACGGCGGGCGGCGCGGTCGAGCTGCGCAGCTACTGGCCAGAGACGCCCGAAACGAAGGCGCGAGCCATGGAGGCTCTTGAAGCCGGGCGCGCTAACGGTTTGCCGCTCTGAGCACCCCTGTTACCCGCTCGCTTCGCGGCGGGCGGGTTTCACGGCTGCTTAGGGCCTGAAAGGATCTTGATATGACGCTCAAACCCGCGCCCGCTCTTTCTGGCGCCGTAGCAACGGCGGAGCGGAACGGCGTTCGCCTTTATGTGTGGCGCTCGCATCCGCCGCGCCCGTCCTATTACCTGACGACTTCAAGCCGTCCGGACTTGGCTTGCATGGTCGCATTGCCGGCGCCCGGTTACGGGCCTGACGGCTGTTACCACTTCGCCAGCAAACGGGCGCTTTCCGAGGCGCTGCAAGCCCTCTAATTCGCGCCTCACTACCGCGGCCTAAAAAGTCGCGATTTTGAGCCTTCGTCAGACATTCCAGGTCAAATTGTCATCCGCCAGACCATATGCAGATTTGCTCCACGCTCTACCCCTCTTCTAGAGCCTATCTAATAGATAAGAGACGCATGACAATTTGACCTGGCCGACCGGCGCAAACCCGCGCCACACCGGCGTTTAAGGCCCAATTTTTGTCGTGCTCCACGATGACCTGGATTGTCAGCCGAATTACCCAGAAACATTACAGCCCCGTAATGTTGCGCCACAATCGCGCCTCATTCCGACCACACCTCGCCACAATCGCTGTTTCCAGGTCATCTCCCAGGTCATGGATTGCCAAATTCCAGGTCATTTGGAGACCCGAAAAACATCCTCCGGACACGGACTAAATCCAGCCCCTCGCGTCGGTTAGGCGTAAGTCTACGCCTAACTAGAAAATGAGCGCGCGTCAAGGGGTGAAAATAGCTGCTTGACACCTCTAGCAAACCTGCTAGAACGGTCATTGTCAGGTCACGGGGAGAAACCCGCGGTCACGTTGACAACCCCCTCTCCGGGGCCGGGCTGACCGGATCAGGAGGCGAGGCGGGGCGCCACACCCGCCGCCAATCACAAAGGCCACAAGATGTTTGATGTAGTGATTTTCGAGGACGACGAGCCGGTGTGGTGCGTTAACCTCGCGCCGCTCACCAAAGAGCGCGCGGAAGAATGCCTCCGCCAGGCCACCGCAACCGGCGCGGCGTACTGCGGGCACGACGTGCGCATCCTCGCCTCTTGACACCCCTAGCAACCTTGCCATAACCTGCCCTCGCCAATCAAGGAGCCATCATGACCGACATCTACACGCAACACGACGCCGCCTTCCGCGCGATCTCCGCGTTCGTCATTCTCAACGACGCCGGCGAGCGCGTCGCCACCGTCGCGATCAAATACCCCGCCGACGGCGCCGGGCGCCTCTACGCCTACGTTCACTGGATCGGCGTGGAAATGAAGCGCGGCTATGCCGGCGGCGGCGGATACGACAAGCGGACCGCCGCGGTCGCGAGCGCCGCCCGCAAGATAGAGTGGCCGAGCGACGCCGCCACCTTCGCAGCTGCGGCCGTGGCCGACGCCGGCGACGACTGGATCCGCGCCGTCGAAAAGGCCGGCTTCCGCGTCCTGCAAGCCGTCTGACACACCCGGCCACCCGCTCCGGCAACGAGGCGCCCAGCCTGTTAGCGCCGACCATCACAGGAACTCCGACCATGACGCACCTTGTCCGCCTCGCTGATCCCGCCGGCGCTACGGCGTTCGTCTGCTACGTCTATCCCGGCGTCACCAAGGACCGCGACGCTGCTACCCGCTTCGCGTCGGCGCTCGTCGCCGCCCGAGTGGCGCGCGACCAGATCCACGGTTGCGCTGACGCCTTCTGGCCAAGCGAGCGCGAAAGCGCAGCCCTCACCCGCGCCGCCCGCAAGGGCTGGACCGCCACCGTTGAACAGGAAACCACCACATGAAAACGATCCTCGACACCCTCGAAGCCGCCAGGCTCGCCGCCAGCCCGTCCCAGGCCGACGACCTGCGGATCGGGCTCGACAGCCTCCACGCCCTCGCCGACGCGCTCGAGCGCAACGGCTGGACGCTGGACGAAGCCGCCGGCGCGCTGGACGACCTGAAGGCCCTGCAAGCGCACATCACCGCGCAGCCGTTCGACACCAGCGACTACGATCCGCTCGTGACCGAAACCACACCCGGCGCCTTCGCCGAATGGCTCGCCACGCTGGAAAGGCTGGCTTCGTGAGGTGCCCGAGCGCATACAGCACCGCCGACCGCCTAGAGGCTTATTCGGAACCGGACACAAACGGCGGGTGTGTGCTGTGGTCCGGGAGCACCAATCGCGGCGGCTATGGCCAAATCCGCATCGGCACTAAGATGACCCGCGCCCACCGCGTCGCGTGGACGCTCGTCAACGGGCCGCCGCCTCAAGGAAGCTACGTGTTGCACCGTTGCGACGTGCGCGCCTGCGTCAATCCCGGCCACATGTTCCTCGGGACGCATGCAGATAATATGGCTGACATGGCCGTTAAGGGCCGGCGGCGAAGCGGTGACCTGCGGGGCGAAAAACACGGGCGCGCCAAGATTACTGACGCCGACGTCAGATCCATAAGGTTACTTTTGAGCGCCGGCGAGCGGCAGCGCGACATAGCGCGCTCGTTCGGCCTTAGCCGAGCGACAATATCTCATATTAAGACTGGATATTCATGGGCGCATCTACCGGAGAACAGTAAATGATCGTCGCCGACTTCAAACAGGCCACCGGCATGTCCGACCGCGAGATCGCCACGCTGCTAGGCGTCGCACGCTCTACCGTGCAAGCCGGCCTCGCCGGCACCCACACGCTGAAGCTGACGCCCGACGCCCGCGCCGCGCTCGCCGCCGTCGTGACCGCCCGCCGCGCCCTGCTTGACAAGCTGGCCGCCGAACTGTCAACCTAGCATACCTGCCAATCAAGGAGACTACCCCGATGCGAGATCCACAGAACATCTACCCTGCCGACTGCGCCCGGTGCGGCGTCACCGTCGCCGACGACTGCGACGACCTGACGCCCGACGGGCTCTGCGACGACTGCGACACCGAGGCGCGGCTGGAGGCCCTGGCCGACGCCTGGGACGACGTCGACGCGGACTACACCGACGCCCTCAAGCACGCGCTGGCCGCGCCGGGCGTGACGCCCGTCGGCGTGGACTGGCTCCGGCTCGCGGCTGACATCGCGGGTGTGCGGCGATGAAAAGCGCACAGCAAAAGGCGTGGGCCTATCATGACGCCGTGCAAGCCCACGCCGGCGGCTGCACGACCTGCGGCGATGACGACGAGTTCAGCCCGGACGCCGAGGCGTTCGAGGAGACCGGGCGCATCGTCTGCACGCCGTGCTGGGCTGCGGAGGCGGATCAATGATCCTGAAGCCTCACCCCACCCTTGGCCTGCCGCACGCCATCGCGGTCGGCTTCGACGGCAGCACGCCGTTCGAGCTGTGCCTGTCGTCCGTAACCGTCGCCATCGGCCAGCTGGAGCGGCTCGACACGGCATCCTTCGACGCCGAGCAGCGTCACCGCATCACCTCCGCCGCCGCGCGGCTCGCGGCGTGCCTGACAACGAAAGGAGAGAACAATGGGTGATCGTGCAGTTGTGCTTTTTGAAAGCGCCGAGGGGATAGCGCCCTTCGCAGTCTATTTTCATTGGGCCGGCGCGGAAGGCGTCCGCGCGCTCTTTGACGCGGCGTTGACGCGGCTCGCCGAGCGTAGAAATGATCTGGCCTACTTCGCCGCGCGGTTCGTCGGCATTGCCCACGAACAAGATGCTGACCGCGTGACGGGGCTTGGCCTTCTAGCCGCACCGACACCGGCGCAGTACGCCGACCCGGCGTATATGCGGGAATACTCGCACGGCGACGCTGGTGTGGCCGTGCTGAACCCTGCGGAAGGAACCCTCGTCTGGGTCAAAGGCACAGGTTACGGAGCCAATCCATGATCGACCCCCGAGACCACCGGCGCGTCGCCGCCATGTCCACCGACCAGGCCAGCCACCGCGGATGGGACTTCCGCTCCGATGACCCGCCGCCGCTGTGGGCGCGCGCGCTCGCCGAGACCTTGCGGCCTCGCAGCCTCGTCATCCTGGCCGTCATGGCCGGCGTCCTCTCCCTGCTGTGGGTGCGGTGATGGACGAGTTTCCCGAACCGCACATGGCGCCGCGCGCCGACGACCGGCAGCGCATCACCACCGCCCGGCTCTTGCTGCTGCGCTGGCTAGGCGGCCTCGCCCTCGTGGGCTGCCTTCTGGCCTTCGGGCAGACGCTCGTGCTCTGGCTGCTGCGATGACCGTCTTCGACTGCGATCAGTTCGGCAAATGCACCGTGCAAACCACGACGACGGTCTCCGTCACGGCGAAGGGCGACGAGACCCACGGCGAGTTGCGTGTAGCCGTGGCGGCGCTGCTGCCTACGTTCAAGTACTCGGGCGGGCTGCACCGCATCCGAAAGGGCGACACGAAGCCCCTCGGCGACGACGTTTATGACTTCGACCGGCAAGCCCTCGTCGTCTTCGTCAACCACGGCCCGACCGGGCCACTGGTGTCGCTCGGATGACCCGGCTCCGCGCCATCCGTAACGCCGTGCTGGCCGCCCTCGCGGTCGCACTGCCCATTATCGGGCTTGTGAATATGCTGTTCCCCCGATAGTCTGCCAGTTCGCCTCGCGCGAGCCTTCTGTGATTGGCAGGCTGACGGCCCCGCACACTCCCCCGTGCGGGGCCGTCGTTTATCTGCTGCGGATGTGCTCTAGCAACTGACGTCCGAGGTGCTCGGTGTAGGCCGGCGGAATGGCCTCGTTCAACTCGTTCTTGGTCATCCAGTCGATGCCCATCGCGTCCGCGGCGTTCGCTGTTGAGCAGTTGCCGCCGCCGGTCACTTGAACGAATGACGTGTCCTGGTTGAGCTTGCCGTGGTGGGCCTTCCGCTTGTCGTGGGTGAAGACCAGCGGATGCCTGCCGTGCGCTGGTGCGGTCAGCGCGACGTTGCTCTCGAACAGACGGTGCCGGAGAACGCGCAGCTCCGGAAACATGGTCCCGCACAGGACGACGGGATCTAGCATCGGCGCACCGTCTACATTCTCGATGATGTACGGCAGGCCGGAAGCAATCAGCATCCGACGAACCGGCGCCACGAAGTCGGGCCAGTCCTCGGCGTTGCCGTTCCGCTTGGCGAGGTCGCTGTATCGCTGACACGGCGGCGAAGCGTGGATCGCGTCGAACGATCGCAGGAACCGCTGATCGAGGGCCAGAACGTCTGTCTGGAGGAACGCGAACGGGTATCTGGGTTGCGGTGCAATATCGACGCCGACCACCTCGAACCCGGCGCGGCGGTAGCCCATGGCCGCGCCCCCGGCGCAACAGAACAGGTCCAGCAGCCTCATTTGACCACCCGCAACCCGACGCCCTCGCCCGTCTCGACCATGCGGCGAAGCTCACTCTTGCTCTTGCCCCGCGCGACGTCAGGCGCGGCGAAGATCTGCTTCTTGGTCGGGTACTCGGTCGACGCCAGCCGCCCCAGGTCCTTCCACCCGGCCTCCTTCAAGGCGTGAAGCAAGGCGGGCTGCGGGATCTTGACGTTTATGGTGGACGCGGCGGCTATCCGCTCGCACAGCCCGTGCAGTGGCGAGGCGATGATGCCCCGGCCAAACTCGCCCTGACGGTCGGAGATCATCTGGACCAGATAGCTCTCGGCCATCGACATGCCGTTCTCGACCAGATTGGCCTTGAAGTCGGTCCACGGCGGGGCGGCGCCAGGATTGAACGCCCGCACGTCGCGCGCATACAGCCACGAGGCGCACGCCTCGAACCCGCCACCCTTGAACCACGTCCACAGCGCCAGCCCGTCCGCCGGCTGCATCCGCGGCGCATGCGACCAGACGCAGCACCACCGGCGGTCCTGCGAGGGCAGCGACAGCGGCACCGGGTCGTTCGAGAACGCCAGGACGAACAGGCGGTTGGCCATGTCGAACGGGTGGTGGTGCTTGCGGTTGATCGGCAGGGTCTCGGGCGGAGCCGCGATGATCGGCTTCAGCCGGTTGGCCAGCGCCCGCCGCGTCGAGGCGTCCGGCTCGCGAAGCTCGTTGATGAGCAGGATCTCGCTCTCAAGGTGGTAGTCGAACTGCGACGTCAGGCTCTCGTTATCCACCAGCCCGCGGTTGCGCAGCTGCGGGCCGCACACCGACCAGATGAACGGTGCCCACATGCTGTCCTTGCCACAGCCCTCGTCGCCGCCGTGCAGCACGGCGTGGTTGACCTTGATCGCCGGGTTCTGGAGCTTGAACGCCATTATGTCCCACAGGTGCTCCAGTATCTCCGGCTCCGGCACCAGCAGCCGACAGTGGTCCAGCCACACCCCCGCGTCACCAGCCCCGCCCGTGACCGTCGGGCGCGCGTCGCGCCAGCGGTTCGCCAGAGGGTCGCCGCCGTGCGCCACCAGCACGCCCTCGCCGGCGGCGTAGGTAACGCCCGCGACCGAGGCCGCGCCCATGGCGTGCCGGTTCTCGTCAAAGCAGACTGACGCCTCGACGCGGCGCCCGTTGTGGATGCTGTCGCACTTGATGTGCCGGTAGAGGGCGTTGAACGCCTGGCGGCTGACCTGACGCCGCTCGATCATGTCGAAATAGCAGTCGTCGTTCTGGACATAGGCGAACCGCTTGTACCATTCGCTCTTCTCGACCCGGCCCAACTCCTTGCGATTGACCTCGGCGATCACGTCGGCGGCGTTCTCGGCAAAGAATGTGTCGGGCGTGAGCGCCGCCTGCACCCGCTGCATCTGCTCGGCCAGCAGGTCGTCGCGCAAACCTGGCTTGGTGTTCGGGCCGCCGTTCTGGCCGACCCAATCGAGGAAGACCTGAGACGTCAGCGTCTCACAGTGGCCGTGGTAGCAGCAGAACGCCCGGTCCAGCGCCCGGTAGCGGGCCTCGATCGTACCGTCCGAGTGCTGGTCCTTGTTCGGGCAGACGACGGCCATCCAGCCTTGCGCGTTGGCGCGGGACAGGACCATGCCCTGCTCCGACAGCCATTTGAGCACCACGTCATTGCCGGTGTCAGCCAGCCGCAGCGGCTGGTGGGTGGCGGTGTCGGCCTCGGCGGGCGTCACCCCGAGGGCGGTGCATATCTGGTCCAGGGTGAACTCGCGACCGGGGTGGAACTCGACAAGGCGGGCGGCGAACTTGTCGCGACCTGGCTTGAGGTTGACCGAGCCGGGGATGCGGAACTTGCGCACCGCGTTGATGGCGCCGGGGTCGGTGTAGCCTGCGTCTGCGATCGCCTTTATCGCGGCGACGAACGCGCCCTTGGGCGGCTGGTCGGAGAAGGCGTAGCCCCACTGGAACGAGCCGGGCGACGTCTCCATGATCCACGTCGGCTCGAGAGGGGGCTTCTTGGACTTGGTGCCGATGTCGTCCAGCATCATGCACAGGACGAACTCGCAGTTATCCTGACTGGCGCTGACGCCGTTGGTCATCCTGTCGAGGATGAACGAGCCGGTGTTGAGGTAGGCCGCGGTGCCGGGCTTGATACCCTGCGACGGCAGGAACGACGGCCAGGTGTACTTCGGCGATCCGTCGGCGTGCGTGCCGCCTGCGGGCTTCTGGTAGCTCAGGAGCGCGGTGTCGCCTTCCGGCGCCAGCCCGCAGATGTATTCGACGAACTCGCTCATTTTCCGTACCGCTCCCGAATGTTGACCTCTGCCGCGAGCGGCAGCCCCGCCGCCCACGCCGGCGCGGTCGTCATGACCTGCGCCAGCGCCTCGGCGGCAACCTCTGTGTCGTCCGCTTCCAGCACGATCTCATCATGCACATGCAGGATGACCCTCTGCCCCGCTGCGTCAAGGCGGCGCAGCGCGTCACGCAGCAGGTCGTTGGCGACCGCCTGGACGATGTTCTCGCACGCCAGCCCGTGCCAGAGCCGCGCGCGCGGCCACTCCGTCGCGTCCTGCGCAGGCTTCCACGCCGCCTTGGCGTAGGAGATGCCGTCACGATCGAAGCGGGCGAAGGGATAGCACAGCACCCGCCCTGACGGCAGCGCGTACCACAGGTGCTGACGGTCGTAGAGATAGGTTATCCGCCCGGCGGTGATCTCGTGCCCCGGCTGGCGCATGGCGGTCGTGTAGGCCCGCTCCAGCGCGCCCCACTGGTCCACCGCCCACGGGTTCGCCCGCCGCCACGCCTCGACCATGCGGCGCGACTGCGCCTCGGGCAGCACGACGCTGTAGACCCGGCCCATGGCGTTGAACGCGCCGACCGACCCACCGAAGCCGCAGGCAAGCTCCTGGACCTTGCCGATCTGTCTGTCGTCGCTGGACCCCTTACCGTCGTCGTACTCCGCGTTAATCTCCTCGTAGGTACGCCCGAAGGTGTTGCTGGCGTTGACGATGTACGGGTCCAACCCAGACCGGAACACGTCCAGCTTGGCCTCGCCTGCCGGGCAGTTCGACAGCCACGGGTTCACCCGCGCCTCGATCGCCGACCAGTCCGCCGTGACCAGCATCTTGCCGGGCGCGGCGACCAGCGCCGGGCGCAGCATCCCCTTGAGCACGTCCGTGACCCGTTTGCCGTAGGCCGGGACGATCTGATGCCCTCTGACCATGGCGTGACGCACCGCCGCCGGGTCTTTGGCCGTCTTGCGGGCGAAATTGTGAACCTGAGCGCCGTAGCTGGAGGCCCGGCCTGTCGCTGCACCGCCCGCGAACACGAAGGCGCCGCGCACCCGGTGGTCCTCGTCGTCCGCCAGCGCCGCCATGCGGGCGAACTTGGCCACGCTCGACGCCCACAGGTCGTCGGCGCACTGGATCACGTCGGCCACGTCGGCAGGCACCTCGTCGGGGTTTTCCTCGGCCAGCACCAGCAGCGAGGCCCGCACGTTCTTGTCGATCGACCGGCGGGTGACGTCACCCTTGGTGACGGTCATCAGGTCTTGGGCCTGCGGGCCGACGCGGTCCCAGACCCAATCCCGCATGCGGGGGCTGCGCACGGAGGTGACAACGCCCTCGGTGACGCTGGCGACGAGCGCCTGGATCTCTTCAAGCTCGGCGGCGGCGTAGACCTGCGCGGCCTTGGCCAGTGGCACGTCGACCAGCACGCCGGTGTCGTTGATCCGCTCGTTGACGTGGTAGTCGGCCAGTTCATCGGCGGACAACTGACGCTGCGTCTGCGAGATGGCCCGCATCGCACGGACGTCCTGCTCGCAATACTCGACAAGCTCGGCCATCAGCGCCGGGTCGTCGTTGAACGTGCCGTCGGGGCGAGGGATGCACAGCGCGCGGACCAGTTGGCCGCCGCGGTGGTCCTTGCGCATCGACGCGCCTGCGAACCGGCCCACGTCCTCCAGCGAGCCGGGCGCGCAGTTGGCGCGGGCATGGGTGGCGGTGCAGTAGAACTGGGTGAGGTCGAAATCTATCTGGAGGACGTACCAGAAGATCAGCCGCTCGAACGCGGCGTTGTGCGCGCGGATCTGGCCGGTATGGTCGCGCACCCGCTCGGGGAACGGCTGGCCCGGCAGCCATGTCTGCACGTCCTCGTCGTCAAACGCCCACGACATGCACAGCACGTCGGTGGAGGCGTCGCGCGCGTAGTTATAGACGCCCTTCGCCTTGAGATCGCAGCGCGATTTTGTCTCGAAGTCGAGCCAGAGGGCGGTCATTTGGCTGCCGCCATGATGGCCCGGCCAATCATTTCTGGAATGTACGGTACCACGGCGTTGCTTAAAGCCCCAAGTCGGTCCACCCGGCCTCGAACCCCATATAGCCCTCTAGCCACTCCGGGTTCAGCGGCCCTCCAGTCGGCGAAGCAGTCTTCCCGCCCTTCGTCGTGGACGAAGGCGAGAAGCCCATCGCGCGATAGAAGTCGGCGCGGTTTGTCCCCGCGCTGTTCCGGCCCGAACACTTCCGGGGCGTAGGCCACAACCCAGATCCGATCCCGCGGATGAGAGGCACCAACGATGGAAGCTGGAATGCAATCCCACTCCGCATCATACCCGAGCGCGGCCAAGTCTCCGAGAACGTCTGCCAGGCCGCCGTTTCGCAAGGCAGAGACGTTCTCCACTGTGACGAACGCCGGTCGTATTTCGCCAACAAGGCGGGCGTAATCGCGCCATAGTCCGGACCTTTCTCCCGCAAGTCCCGCAGGTGAAGCGGACGCGGTACTGATATCCTGGCAGGGGAAGCCGCCGCAGATGACATCAACGGGTCCGACGCCGTCCCGAACAAGTCGGGTTGCTGTGAGTTCTCGCACGTCGTCATAGCGCGGCACCTCCGGCCAGTGTTTTGCCAGCACACGCCGGCAGAAGGGGTCGCTCTCGCAGAAGGCGACAGTCCGCATTCCTGCGCGTTCCAGCCCGAGGCTGAACCCGCCGATGCCGCTGAATAAATCTAGGACGTTCATGTGATTGGCCGCGGATCGCGGGCCGACCCGGAAGCCGACCCGCTCTCGCGTTCTCCGGTTAGGCGGCGCGCCGCCGGCGGCGGTCGGCGGGCTGCTCTACCTCGGCGGCGGCATCGTCCGGGTCCGGCTCCTTGTCCATCGGCACCCACTTCGTCACCTCGAACACCGGGGTGAAGATGCGCCCGTAGGACTTGTGCTGGTAATGCTCCTTCTTCAGCACGACCAGCGGCACCGGGTTGGCCGGGTCCTTCTCGACCTGGGCGGCGATCGCCAGACCCAGCGCGGTCAGGGCCTTCTTGCCGCCGACCGAGGTGGCC